ATGGACGCGGCAGAGGACATGGCGCCTGCGGCAGAGGAGGCGCGGGGGGGCGCCACGGATGTGGCGGGATTGTCCGCCAAGGCCAGGGACGCGTTTCTGGATCGACTCGCGGAGACCTGCAGCGTTGCTGGCGCCGCGGAAGCGGCCGGGATCGCCAGCAGAACCGCCCATGCGCGGCGCCGCCGCGACGCCGGCTTTGCCGCGGCATGGAACGCGGCGCTGGAGGCAGGTTACCAGGCGCTGGAGCTGAAGCTGGTCGCCCACGCGCTGTCGGGCGGCGGTGCGCAGACGATCGGCGACGAAGGTCTGGACGTGGCGCTGGCGGTGAAGCTGTTGAGCAGGCGCGGCGCGACCGTGGGCAAGCCGGCGGCGGCGAGCCGTGCGCCGCTGACCGCGACTCGCGACGAGACCAATGCCGCGATCCTCAAGAAGCTGAAGAGCATCGAGGCGCGATACCTGCGGCGGCCGGACGAGGCGACGACCACGGCCGTCGCCGCCGGCGGTAAGACCCTGGTCCCAGACGAAGAAGCGGGGAGCGGCACGGCGCCCGGCGCGGCCGGCGACGCATGAGCGATCCCGATCGCGTGGACCAGGACATGGTCACACGCATCGTCGCGCTGCCCGAGGAGGGCCGACGAGCGCTGCTGGCCGCGCTGACCGAGGCGCAACGCCGCGAGTTCGCGGGGCGATGGGGCGTCTGGGCGCATCGTGGACAATGCGCGCCTGCGGGCACGTGGCGGGTGTGGCTGATCCGCGCCGGCCGCGGCTTTGGCAAGACCCGCGCGGGTGCCGAATGGGTGAGCCAGTTCGCGCGCGATCATCCGGGGTCGCGGATCGCGCTGGTCGGCGGCACCGCCCCCGATGTCGCCCGGGTCATGGTCGAGGGTACCAGCGGGCTGATCGCGGTAGCGCGGGCCGATGAGCGTGTCGCCTGGTCACGGATTCGCGGCGAGCTGCGCTTTGCCTCCGGGGCGGTCGCGCACGTCTATGCCGCGAGCGCTCCCGAGGGCCTGCGCGGCCCCGAGCACCACGCGGCCTGGTGCGACGAGCTGGCCAAATGGGCAGGAGGACCGCAGGGCGCGGATGCCGCATGGGACAATCTGATGATGGGGCTGCGCAGCGGCGCCAAGCCACGGGTAGTGGTGACGACGACGCCGCGCCCCAACGCGCTGATGCGGCGGGTGATGGCGATGCCCGAGACGGTCGAGACCCGGGGCGCCACGCGCGACAACCCGCACCTGTCGACGCGCTTCGTTGCCGACATGGAGACCCTGTACGGGGGCACGCGGCTGGGGCGGCAGGAGCTGGAGGGCGAGATGATCGACGACGTCGCCGGCGCATTGTGGACGCGCGCGATGATCGAGGCGGCGCGGACCGCCAAGACCTGTGACCCGGTGAGGGTGGTGGTGGCAGTCGATCCGCCAGCGGGCGCGGCCAGCGGCACCGGGGGCGACGCGTGCGGGATCGTCGCGGCGGCGATCGACGGCGACGGCATCGTCCACGTGCTGGAGGATGCAAGCGTCGCCGACGCCGCGCCCGAGGCCTGGGCACGCGCGGTGACGGCGTGCGCCGCGCGCCACCGTGCGGACCGCGTGGTGGCGGAAAAGAACCAGGGCGGCGCGATGGTGCGCAGCGTGCTGGAGGTTGCCGACGCGACGATGCCGCTGACGCTGGTTCATGCGTCGCGGGGCAAGAGCGCGCGTGCCGAACCCGTCTCGGCGCTGTACGCGCGCGGCAGGGTCAAGCACCACGGCGCCTTTCCGGCGCTGGAGGACGAACTGTGCGGGCTGGTGGCGGGCGGCGGCTATGAAGGGCCGGGGCGCTCGCCCGACCGCGCGGATGCGCTGGTGTGGGCGGTGACCGAACTGGCGCTGGGGAGCCGGGGGGAGGCGGCGGTGCGGACGTTGTGAGGGTTCATGCGTTGGACTTCTGGTCAGACGAGGACCGCGTCCCGCAGCTCCCCCGACTGTGCGGTCGTCCGGCAACCTGGTCGCAGGGTTCCGACGACGGCGCGTTCGACACCAGCCGATGCATGTTCGCCGAGGCGAGCGGCTGGACCCGGGCGAGACTTGCGTGCGCACGTGCAGATTGCAGCCAGCTGTGGCGCGCAGAGCAGCGCTGACCGCGCGACAGAACAAGGAGAAACACACATGAAACTGTTCGGACGCAGGTCCGGGCGCGAGGAGTCGCGCCCGGCTTTGGCACGCGGGACGATGGCGTTCGCGCCCGGCGCCGCGTGGCCGCCGAGCTACGAGACGCAGGTGCGCGAGGGCTATTGCCGCAACCCGGTGGCGCAGCGTGCGGTGCGGCTGGTCGCCGAGGGTGTCGGTGGCGCGCCGCTGGTGGCGTCGGACCCGCGGCTGGTGGCGCTGGCGACGGGACGCTCGGGGGGACAGGTGCTGACCGAGGTCGCGGCGGCGCAGCTGCTGCTTCACGGCAACGCCTATATCCAGGTGCTGCAAGATGCCGACGGCGCGGTCGCCGAACTGTACGCCTTGCGCCCCGAGCGGGTGAGCGTCGAGCTGGACGCGGGCGGGTGGCCGGCGGCGTACCGCTACAAGGTGGGCGAGCGGACGCTGCGGTTGATCGCGGACCCGGTGCGGCCCGAGATCGTCCACCTGCGGTGCTTCAACCCGGTCGACGACCATTATGGGCTGGGGTGCCTGGGCGCAGCGGCGGGAGCGGTCGCGATCCACAATGCCGCAGGCGACTGGAACAAGGCGCTGCTCGACAATGCGGCACGACCTTCGGGCGCGCTGGTGTACGATCCGGGCGACGGGTCGACGTTGTCGCCCGATCAATTCCAGCGATTGCGCACCGAGATGGACGCGAGCTTTTCGGGCGCGGCCAACGCTGGCCGGCCGATGCTGCTGGAGGGCGGGCTGAAGTGGCAGGCGCTGGGGCTCTCGCCCGCGGACATGGACTTCGCTGGCACGCGCGGGGCGGCGGCGCGCGAGATCGCCCTGGCGTTCGGGGTGCCGCCGATGCTGCTCGGGCTGCCGGGCGATGCGAGCTATGCCAATTACCGCGAGGCCAATCGCGCGCTGTGGCGGCTCGCGATCCTGCCCGTCGCGGCGACGATCCTGACCGGGCTGGCACAAGGGCTGAGCGGGTGGTTCGCGGACGCGGCGCTGGCGGTCGATCTCGACCGCGTACCGGCCATGGCGGAGGACCGCGCGATGCTGTGGGCGTCGGTGAGCGCGGCGGATTTCCTGAGTGTGGAGGAGAAGCGGGCGATGGTGGGGCTTGGGGTCGCGCCGGGAGAAACGGCATGAGCGGGGCGGTGCTGGCGCAGCTGATCGCGCAAGGGGTGGAGGAGGGCGCGAACCTGGTGACGCTGCGGGCGATCGCAGAGGAAGCGGGCGAGCTGGGCGCGACGCGGGCGATGGCCAGGCTGGGGCTGACCGACGAGCGCGCGGCGAGCGACATGCGCGAACTGCGCGACCTGCTGGCGGCGTGGCGGGATGCCAAGTCGAGCGCGTGGAAGGCGGTGTTCGGGTGGGTCTCGGCGGCGGTGCTGGCGGCGCTGGCGGTCAAGCTGGGGTTCGCGGAGCTGGTCCGGTGAGGATCGAAGGGTATGCCGCGGTTTTCGACACGGTCGACCGGGCTGGCGACGTGTTCCGCGCCGGCGCCTTTGGAGCGGGCGGGGTGCCGCTGCTGGTCCAGCACGGCGGCGATGCGGTCGGGCGGGTCTCGGTTGCCGAGGATGCGCGCGGACTGCGGGTCGAGGGGATCGTCGAGGACGCGGGCGTCGCCGCGCTGGTGCGCAACGGCACGCTGGTCGGCTTGTCGGTCGGCTATCGGCCGGAGGTGGTGCGGCAGGGGGTGTGGCGCGAACTGCGGCGGGTGGCGTTGGTCGAGGTGAGTCTGGTGGCGCAGCCTATGCAGCGCTTGGCTCGCGTGGAACGCATCTACATTCCGATCCCGGAAGGGGAGGAGAACCAGCCGTAGGCTGGTGGAGGGGGCTCGCCGCCACTCGGCACGTGGCGCGCGGTCCCCATTCCGTTCCGGCAAGGCATTCAGGGCGTCGGCATTGGCTGGCGCCCTTTTCCATTTTTCAGCAGGGAGCAGGTGTATGGAAACGATCGACAATGCAGTGGTGGCGCGGCCGATGCTGGCGGGGGCGCGGGAACCGGTGGGTGGGTTTGCGGGCTTCGTCCGGTCGGGGGCGACGATCGAGATGAAGGCGTTCACCGGGGTGACCGGCGACGCCGGCGGCTATGCGGTGCCGCGCGAGATCGACGCGGCGATCGATGCGGTGCTGAAGACGGCATCACCGATCCGCGGCATCGCCAACGTGGTGAAGGTGGGAACCGCCGGCTATCGCAAGCTGGTGACGACCGGGGGCACGCCGTCGGGCTGGGCGGCGGAAACGGCCGCGCGGCCGGAGACCGCGACGCCGGTGTTCACCGAGCTGAACCCGCCGATGGGCGAGCTTTATGCCAATCCGGCGGCGAGCCAGGCGATGCTCGACGATGCGGCGTTCGATGTCGAGGACTGGCTGTCGGCCGAGATCGCGGCTGAATTCGCCAAGGCCGAAGGCGCGGCCTTCGTCAGTGGCAGCGGGGTCAACCGGCCTAAGGGGTTCCTGACCTATCCGACCGCGGCCACCAGCGATGCGGTGCGCGCATTCGGCACGTTGCAGCATCTGGCGAGCGGAGCGGCGGGGGATTTCGCCGCCAACCCGCAGGAGCGGCTGATCGACCTGGTGCAGAGCCTGCGCGCGCCATACCGGCAGGGCGCGGCCTTCGTGATGAATGCGAGCACGCTGGCGCGTATCCGCAAGTTCAAGACGAGCGACGGGGCGTTCGTCTGGTCGCCGAGCCTGGCGGCAGGGCAGCCGGCGACGCTGCTTGGCTATCCGGTGGTCGAGGCCGAGGACATGCCCGATGTCGCGGCGAACGCGCTGACCATCGCGTTCGGGAATTTCCGGATGGGCTATATCGTGACCGAACGCAGCGAGACGCAGATCCTGCGCGATCCGTATTCGAACAAGCCGTTCGTGCATTTCTACGCGACCAAGCGGGTCGGCGGGTGCGTGAGCAATTCGGAGGCGATCAAGGTGATGAAGTTCGCCGTGAGTTGAGCATGAGGCAGCGCGAGCTGGCTCGGGACTGGACACGGCAGGGCAGCGGGCGAGCGCGAGAGCGCTCGTCGGTCTGACGACTGTGGCGTCGGCAGGGGGCTGGCCGGGGGTGCGTCTCGCCCGGCCAACGCCCTCCACCACTCGGCTTCGCCGAGCGGTCGCCCTCCCCCTGCAGGGACGAACAGGAGAATGACATGGCCGAAGGGGAGATCCCGCCGGCCGCGATCGCTGGGGCGGTGGCGGCGGCGAAGGGGGTGTTGCGGCTGGACGCGAGCGGCGAGGATGCGTTGCTGGCGACGCTGGCGGCGAGTGCGGTGCTGATCGCGGAGGCGTTCGTCGGTGCGCGGCTGATCGTGCGCGGGTTCGAGGATCGGGTGGCGGCGGACGGGCGGTGGCATCCGCTGGTGGCGACGCCGGTGACCACGCTGGTCGCGGCGGGGCTCGCGGTCGACATCGACGCGGCGGGAACCGGCTGGGTGCGCGCGCACGGCGGCGGGGTGGTCGGCGTCACTTACGCCGCGGGTCTGGCGGCAACATGGGAGGCGGTGCCCGCGGCGATCGCGCAGGGCGTCGCGCTGCTGGTCGCGCATCTGTTCGAGCACCGGGAGCACGGCGCGGCACCGCCCGCGGCGATCGCGGCGCTGTGGCGGCCGTGGCGGCGGGTGCGCGTCGGCAGCGCGCGACGCGAGCAGGGACGATGAGCGCGCGGGCGGCCTTGCAGGCGGCGGTGGTGGCGGCGCTGAAGGGCGCAGGGGTGGTGGCGTTCGATGCACCGCCGGTGCGTGCCGCGCTGCCCCATGCGGTGGTCGAGGAGGCGGTGCTGGCGGACTGGAGCACCACCACCTGGGAGGGGCGCGAGGGGCGGCTTTCCATACGGTTCCTCGACGCGGGCGAGCGGCCGGTGCGGGTGCGTGCGGCGATCGACACGGGAGAGGCAGCGGTGGCCGCAATGGCGGCTGCGATCGGCGAGGGCTGGCGCGTGGTGCAGCTGCGCGTGGTGCGGTCCCGGCTGGTGCGCAGCGGCGAACGGTGGGTGGGGACGAGCGAGTTCCTGGTGCGGATGTGGCGGGACGGAACATAGAAGGAGAAGCGGCATGGCGGTGGAGAAGGGGAGTGCGTTCCTGCTGAAGGTGGGGGACGGGGCGGCGACGCCGGTGTTCGCGACGGTCGCGGGGATGCGGACGACGCAATTGTCGGTGAACGGCGAAAGCGTCGTGGTGACGACCAAGGATTCGGGCGGGTGGCGGCAGTTGCTGTCGGGCGCCGGCGTCCGATCGGTGAGCGTGTCGGGAGCGGGGGTGTTCACCGGCTCCGCCGCGGAGGCGCGGGTGAAGGGGAATGCGCTGTCGGGCGTGCTCGACGATTATCGACTGACCTTCGAAGGGGGCGAGACGATGACCGGGCGATTCCTGGTGACGCGGCTGGACTATGCCGGGGATTTCAACGGCGAGCGATCCTACACGCTGAGCCTGGAGAGTTCCGGCGCGGTGGTGGCCGCGTGATGAGCACGGTCGAAACCCTGGGCCGGGAGGACAGGCCCCACCCCAACCCCTCCCCTAAAGGAGAGGGGCTTTCCAGGCCAAATCCGGTGCGCGGCGAGGCTGCGCTGCGGGTGGGGGGCGAGACGCTGGTGCTGCGGCCGACCTTTGCGGCGCTGGTCGCGGCGGAGGGCGAGCTGGGGCCGCTGTTCGCGTTGGTCGACCGCGCGGCGGAAGGGAAGCTGTCGCTGGCGGAGATGGTGGGGCTGTTCTGGCACTGCCTGCGCGACCCGCCCGAGGCAGTGACTCGCGAACGGCTGGGGGAGGCGGTGGTCGAGGCGGGGCTGGCGGCGGTGACGCCGGTGCTGCGCGGGGTGTTGAGGCAGATCCTGGTGGGGCGGTGAGTTCCCGCAATCTCGCGCTCCCAGGGGGAGGGGGACCGCGGCCCGAGGCCGTGGCGGACGGGTGTTCCGCTCTCCGTCACGCCTTCGGTGCGCCACCTCCCCTTGCAGGGGAGGAATTTCGGAGCGCCGCCGCTCGGCTCTCCGGGCTTGCGACTGTGCTGCTCGGGTGGTCGCCCGATGTGTTCTGGCGGTCCACGCCGGCCGAGGTGGCGTCGGTGGTGGCGGTGCTGGCGGGGGACGCCGCGCCGCCGCTCGATGCGAATGCGGTGGCGGCGTTGATGAGGGAGTTTCCGGATGGATGACGTCGATACCGCGGTGATCGGCGTGCGCGCCGACCGCGAAGGCTTTGCGCGCGACGTGGCGGCGATGCGCGATACCCTCGAAGGGTCGCTTGGGACCGGCGCGGAACGTGCGGGGCGGGCGATCGAGACGTCGCTGCTTCGTGCGATCCGGACGGGGAAACTGGGGTTTGACGACCTGCGCAGTGTGGCCTTGTCGGCGTTGGGCGAGATCGCGGCGCAGGCGCTGAACGGGGGCGTCGCGTCGGTGCTTGGCGGATCGGGCGGCGTGGCGGGCGTGCTGGCGGGGTTGGTCGGCGGGCTCCCCGGACGCGCCACCGGCGGGCCGGTGACGCCGGGACGGGCGTATCGTGTCGGCGAACGTGGCCCCGAGATGTTCGTGCCGACGACGAGCGGGCGCGTGGAGGCGGGGGCCGCAGCGCCACGCGAGGTGCGGGTGGCGATCACCGTCCATGCGGCGAGCGGCGAGGCGCCGGCGGCGCTGGTGCGGTCGTCGCGGCAGGTGGCGCGGGCGGTGCGGGCGGCCTTGGCCGAGGAGTAGCGGCGCGTGGCGGGCGTTCGTCAGCCTGCGGCGCAAGGCGACAAGGGAGGTATGCATGGGGTGGTGGCTGGCGACGCGGCGGACGGTGCAGGCGGCGGATACGATGACGCGGTTCGATCCGGTGTATTGGACCGTCAACTTTCCGCGGCCGATGATGGCAGCGGTGACGAGCGCGGCCGATGATGCGTTGCGAGTCGATGCGGTCTTCTATCGGCGCGATGATCTTGCCGGACTGATCTGGGACGCGGTCGACCGGCACGACCATCCGCTGCTGGCATATGAGACCGCACGCGATTTCCGAACGTGCCGGCTGTCGTTCCGATGGCGGTCGCAGGGCATCAAGCCTCTCGATGCGGTCAACGGCCCGACGCTGACGATCGAGGGACGCGATGCCGATGGCGAGGCACGGGCGTGGTATGTGCGGTTGTGGAACTATGCGGTGGGCAGCCCGGAGGATGCCGAGGTCGCGATCGACTTCGCGGAGGTCGACGGCGGGTTCCTGTTGCCCGGCGAGGCGGACCCGGTTTGGGCGGGCGACGTCGACCGGATGTTCGTGTCGCTGGTCGCGCCCGCATATGACGGCACCGACACGCTGCTCGCTGCGCCCGCGGAGGGGTGGGTCGAGCTGACCGACCTGCGCTGCGCGGGTGCAGGGTCGGTGATCGCAGTGGGCGCTGTGGTGGTTCCCGAACACGGGCTGGGGATCGCGAGTGGGTATGACGACAGCTATCATCTGACGCCTGCCCGGCTGCTACGTAATGCACTGCACCTGGGCTATCGAGGGGCGCTGATCCATTATGTCGGGATGAGCCATTACTTCCGGCTGGACGGCGAGCTGAAGGTGACGGGCGGGCTCAACGTCGCGTGCGCGGCCTGGCACCGGGACCTTGCGGCGCGGGCCAGGACGCTGGGCTACGACCTGATCTGGTCGCTGAGCTACGAGGTGTTCGACGCGCATTGCCCCGAGGCGTGGAAGCAGCGCGCGGCGGATGGCGCGCCTGCGCTGACCGGTTGGGTGCCGCCCTCAACCCTGGTGTCGCCAGCTAACGCGGCGGCAATGGCGTATCTGCAAGGCATCGCGGTGGCGTTTCTGGCGATCGGGGCGGCGGCGGGGCTGGCGCCGAAGTTCCAGGTCGGCGAGCCGTGGTGGTGGACGATGCCGGACGGGCGGCCGTGCCTGTACGACGCGGCGGCGACGGCGGCATTCGCGCCGGTGGCGATTCCGACAGTGCGCGCGGGCCTTGCTCCCGGTCAGACCGCCACGCTGGACCGCGCGGGGGAATGCCTGGCAGCGTCGACCGCGGCGTTGTGCGCGGCCGTCAAGGCGGTTGCGCCCGGTTGCGTGACGCACCTGCTGACATACCTGCCGACGGTGCTGGATGCGTCCGCGCCCGAGGCGAAGCGTGCGAACATGCCGGTCGGCTGGGCGTCGCCCGCCTTCGACGTGCTCCAGCTGGAGGATTACGATTGGGTAACCTCGGGCGCGGTCGCCGACAGCGCGCGCGGGGTTGCGGCGGCGGCGGCAAGGTTGGGCTATCCCCGGCACGCGCAGCAGTATCTGTCGGGGTTCGTGCTGCGGCCCGAGGATGCGGCGCAATGGGCGCTGATCGATGCCGCGGCCGAGGTGGCGCGCGGGCGCGGGATCGCGGCGGTGGTGCTGTGGGCGCTGCCGCAGGTGATGCGCGACGGCTTTGTGCATTTTCAATCGGGGGAGCATGTGATGGCGTTCGACGACGTATCGTTCCCGATCGCGCTGGGACGCCGCATGGAGGTGGCGCCGACCTTTGCCACCACGATCGTGGCGGGCGCCGGTGGCGCCGAACAGCGCAACGCGGGCTGGGCCGAGGCGCGGGGCCATTACGATGTCGGACCGGGGGTGCGGTCCGAGGCGGATATCGGGGCGTTGCTGGCGTTCTTTCGAGCGCGCATGGGGCCGGCGCGGGCGTTCCGCTTGCGCGATCCGTTCGACTCCCAGGCGACCGGCGAACGGATCGGCACCGGCGACGGTGCAGTTCGGCGGTTCGCGCTGGTCAAGCACTATGGCGAGCAGCTGCGGCGGATCACGCGGCCGGTGGCGGGAAGCGTGACGGTCGCAGTGGCGGGGGTGGCGACGCAGGGCTTTGCGCTGGAAAGCGGCGGCTGGGTCGTGCTGGATGACGCCCCTGCGATCGGCGTGCCGGTGACCGCGGGATTCGCATTCGACGTTCCGGTGCGCTTTGCCGAGGACCGGCTGGCGGTGACCGCAGCGACATGGCGCGCGGGCGAGGCGGCATCGGTGCCGCTGGTCGAGGTGCGCGAATAATCCTGCCCCGGCATGCAGCCGGCGCCGCCGGTGCTTTGCACCGTCCTCGAGCCTCTCTTGGCGGCAGTTTCCCTCTGCGTGCGCGGAGAAATGACGGAGACGAACATGATCGGACTCACGCACTGGGCCCTGTGCTGGCGGATCGAGCGGCGCGATGGGGTAGCGATCGGGCTGAGCGCTCACGACCGCGACCTCATCGTCGACGGGCTGGTCCACCGCGCCGCGCCTGGGATGGTGCCCTCTGCGGTGGTGCGCAGCGACGGGCTGGAGGCCGACACGATGGACTGCGCGGGCGCGCTGACATCGACCGCGATCGGTGAGGACGATCTGGTAGCGGGGCGCTGGGATGGTGCGCGGGTGGCGGTATTCGCGGTTGACTGGCGGGATCCAGCGACGCGGGTCGACCTGGGTGCGGGAACGATCGGCGCGGTCGAGACCCACGACGGGGCCTTCACCGCCGAGCTGTTGGGGGCGACGGCGGCGCTGGATCGTGCGGTCGTCGAGGAAACGTCACCGGAATGTCGCGCGGAATTGGGCGACAGGCGATGCCGGGTGGCGATGGCGGGGCGCCGGCGGTTCGCGCGCGTCGTGGCGATGACGGGTGCTGTGGTGACGCTGGACGCGGTCGAGCCGGTTGCGAACGCCTATGGCGGCGGGCGGCTGCGCTGGTTCGCTGGGGCGAATGCGGGCATGGTTTCGGGCATCGCGCAATCGGCGCGGGCGACCCTGACCTTGCGTGGCGAGCCGGCGTTCGCGATCGCGCCCGACACCCTGGTCGAGGTGACGGAAGGCTGCGACAAGAGCATCGCGACCTGTGCCGCGCGCTTTGCCAATGCGGCGAACTTCCGCGGCGAGCCATACCTGCCGGGCATCGACCTGCTGACCCGGTATCCGGGCGCATGAACAAGGGCGATCAGGTGGCGGATGCGGCGCGGGAAATGTGCGGCGTGCGCTTCCGCGCACAAGGGCGCGACCGCGACGGGGTGGATTGCGTCGGGCTGGCGGCGGCGGCGTTGCGCGCGGGCGGCTACGCGGGTGCGGTGCCGCGCGGCTATACCCTGCGCGGCGGCGATCCGGCGGCGGTCGCGGCGAGGCTCGACGCGGTGCTCCCGCGTAGCGACGGCGACGGGGTCGGCGACGTGCTGCTGTGCGCGGCCGGGCCGGGTCAGCTGCATCTGGCGATCCGGGTGGCGGGCGGCATCGTCCATGCGGACGCGGGGCTGCGGCGCGTGGTCGAGCGGCCGGGGACGGTGCCGTGGCCGATATTGGGCTCGTGGCGGGTGGGAGACTGACATGGCGACGTTGATCCTGACCGCGGCGGGAACCGCGCTGGGCGGGCCAATTGGCGGCGCGATCGGCGCGCTGCTGGGGCAGCAGGTGGACCGCGCGGTGATCGGCGGCGGGCGACGGCAGGGCCCGCGGCTGGCCGAGCTGGCGGTGCAGACATCCTCCTATGGCACGCAAGTGGCCAAGCTGTTCGGGACGATGCGGGTGGCAGGCACGGTGATCTGGGCGACCGACCTGATCGAGACGCGCGGCACGAGCGGGGGCAAAGGGCGCGCAACGATGACCTATGGCTATGCCGCCAATTTCGCGGTGCTGCTGTCGGCGCGCGCGATCCTGGACGTGCGGCGCATCTGGGCGGACGGCAAGCTGCTGCGCGGCGCGGCCGGGGACTTCAAGGTGCGCACCGGATTCCGCATCCATACCGGCGGCGAGGATCAGGCAGCCGATCCGCTGATCGCCGCCGCCGAAGGTGCGGTGTTGACGCCGGCGCACCGCGGCGCGGCCTATGTGGTGTTCGAGGGGCTGGCCCTGGCCGAATACGGCAACCGTATTCCGTCGCTGACCTTCGAGGTCGTGGCCGATGACGGCGATGTGGCGAGCGGCGTGGTGGTGCGGGGGCTGGCAGGCGAAGTCGTGGATGCCGACGACGGACTGATGCTCGGCGGGTTCGCGGCGTCGGGCGGGAGCGTACGCGCGGTGCTGGAAACCTGTGCCCAGGCGAGCGGCGGGTGGTTCGCGCCTGCGGGCGATGGGCTGGCGTTCCGCACCGGTGGCATGCCCGCGCGGACGATCGCCGATGCGGGATTCGGCGCCGTCGTTGGCACCCGCGCCATTGCGGCGGCGCGGACGGTGCCCGGAACCGTCACCGTGGCGCATTACGATGTCGCGCGCGACTATCAGACGGGGCTGCAGCGGGCGTGCGCGCCAGGAGGTTTCGGCGGGAACGGGCGGAACGAGCGGGTCGACGTGCCTGCAGTGCTGACCGCCTGGGCGGCAAAGGCGGTCGCGGAGGCGGTACTGGCACGCGGCGAGGCAGCGCGGGTGCGGCGAACGGTGGCGCCCGGGCTGAGCGCGATCGACCTGACGCCGGGCGCGGTGGTGGAGATCGCAGGCGAGGTCGGCAGGTGGCGGGTGGCGCGGGCGTCGCTGACCGGGTGGGCGGTGGAGCTGGACCTGGTGCGGATCGCGGGCACCGGGGTGGCGCTGACGGCGAGTTCGGGGCGGGTGCTGCCGCAGGCCGATGCCGTGGCGGGACGGACCGTGCTGGCCCCGTTCGAGGTGCCCGCGCTCGACGACGTTCCACTCGCGGCACCGCGGCTGACGGTCGCGGCGGCGGGCACGCACCCGGGGTGGCGGTCTGCCGCCCTGCTGACGAGTATCAACGACGGCGCGACCTGGACCGATGCGGGTGCGACCGCCCTGCCAGCGGTGATCGGGCGGGCCGAGCAGCCGCTGCCGCCGGGTTCGACGGCGCTCACCGACTCCGTCGGCGTGGTCGTCGTGCGGCTGGCGCACGCGGCGATGCAGCTGTTCGACGCGGACGATGCCGCGATCGACGGGGGCGCGAATCTGGCGCTGATCGGCAGCGAGCTGGTCCAGTTCGGGCGTGCGGAGTCGCTGGGGGAGGCGCGCTGGCGGGTGTCGCGGCTGCTGCGTGGACGGCGGGGAACCGAATGGGCGGTGGCCGAACATGCCGCCGACGAACCGTTCGTGCTGATCGAGGAGGGCGCGGTACGGACGATCGCATTGCCAGCCGGAACCGCGGCGGTGCGGGTGATCGCGTCCGGGGTCGGCGACGACACGCCGGTCACGACCGCTGCGACCCTTAACGGTTCCTCGGTGCGCCCGCCTGCCGTGGCGCACCTGCGTTGGCAAGCCGAGGCGTCGGGTGAGGCGAAGGTCCACTGGGTGCGGCGGAGCCGGGCGGGCTGGCGCTGGATCGACGGCGCCGATGTGCCGGTCGGCGAGGAGGCGGAACGCTATGTCGTCACCGTGCAAAGCGCCGCAGCTACGGTGACGCGCACGACCGATGTCACGTGGGCGACCGTCGTGCGACCGGCGACGGTCACCGTCCGCCAGCGCGGCACACATGGCGATTCGCGAGGCACGACGATCGTCGTGCCGGCTTGA